TTTCCTTTTACATCATATTCATACCAATCAGGTTGAGTTCCAGTTATTGTTGAAACTTCACCATCTGCGCCTACCGTAACACTTGTAATACCACCAAAGTCACCAAAGTAAACTTTTTTAATACCACCAAATGCTGATTTACAAGGTAAACTTCTTCCAGTTGTTAATGCACAAGCCATAGTTTATATATTTTTATAAAAAAAGGGTAAGTAGGTTGTACCCACCTACCCTAAATTTTGGTTAATTTATTTATTAAGAATAAAGAACTACATCAGTACCTATCCCGTATTGAACGCCTGCAGTAAATCTCATTATTACTCTTACGTTCTTGCTTCCATCAATGTCAGCCATATCAATTAGCTTAACAAGGTTGTAATCTGACATCAATCCTGTTCCAAAAAATAAGTTTGATTTTTCAGCAGCAACCATATGGTCATTTGGTAATCCATTAGCAACAAAGATTTTTACACCATCAATAGAAAGGTTTTCTTGACCCCCGAACCAAAGTGTTCCTTTATTGTCAATACCTCCTGCAACACCACCGCCTTGAGCGTTTGTGATAGCAGCGTACCCACCTAATGCTCTTACGTATGCCTTAGCTACGTTTTGAGATACATAGATGTATAAATCATCCTTCCCGTATAATGTACTTGGGATAGCATCGACAACTTTCCCTAATTCTGCGATTACGTTAGCCGAATCAATAGCAGTACCTACAACATCAATTACATCAGCATCAGCAGTCATTAATGGAACAAATCCATCGAATGAACCTGCAACAGCGTTAGCACCATTCCAGATATTTTGTTCAGTAGCTTGAGCAACTTCTTTTGCTACGTGAGCAATTAAGAAAGATGCAAAGTCAGGTGGCAAGTTATCGAAAGCTGAATAGCCCATAGAAACTGCTCCCCAATCTGATTCAAATGGAGTTTTACATAATTCAAGGTTGATTTGAAAATTCTCAGGTTGTATAATTCTTTCAGTAAGAGTTACAGTTCCTGCATTAGTAAAGTCACAAGATTCATCTCCAATTAAACTTGCAGTAGAAACCTTTTTGATAACTTCTTTAAATTTAATGTTAGGTTTAATTTCAATTGCACCTTGACTTAGTGTGTTACCGCTTAGTAAAGCAGCAGCGATGTACTTCCCTGCAAATTCCCCTGCATAAGTAGTCGTGATAGTTGGTTGTGGCATAATTTAGTTTATTTATTTATTTTATTTAATATTAAATCCATCGTAGAAGGGCGTCTTTTTGGCGCTATTCTAAAATTTTCTTTTTTAAGATTACCAGCTTCTGGGTTGTGCTTTATTGGAGCAGCAGCAGGTTTAGATAATTCTTCTTTTAATTGTTCGTTAACTTCTTCGTTAAATTCTTCTTTGATAGTTCTTGATTTAGGTTGTCTTGAAACTTCGTCTTGTTCCATTTCAACTTCTTCTTCTTTCATATCTTTTTCACCTACTTTAGATTTAAGGTCAGCAATAGCATCTTCAAGATTTTTAATTCTTTTTTCCATTCCTGCCCAATCTTCAACATCAGCTTCATCATCTTCTACCATTTCTTCTTCTTTTTCTTCTAAATCTTCAGATTCATCTTTAGATTCTTCTTCTTTTTCAGGTACTTCGTCAGATACTTCTCTAACATCATCAATTAATCCTTCTTCCTTAACGACTACAAGTCTACCATCTTCAAGTAAGTATTCACCTACAGGCATTGCAACTTTTTCGTCATCTGTTAGGATAAAGATTTCTTTTCCCTTTTCAAATGATTCGCTTTCTACACGAGTACCATTCTCAAGTTTCATTTCTTCAAGTTTAACTTCTATGTTTAAAAGTGTCTTGATTTGGTTTAACATTTCAGTTGATTTCATAATTATTTATATAACGGTTATTAATTTAATTTTTGCATTTTCATATTGTTCTTGATATTGGTCCGATGCCTTGCGCCCATATAGAACCATCACAACATTTTCTTGAATAAGTATTTTTATGCTTACATAAACAAGCACGTCTTGAGTTTTTAGGGCTTGCTAATCCAGGATAAAAATTTCTTTGTGATTTATTCATTAGTTAAAATATCTTTTATTTCATTTAATATTTTAGCAGATGTTTTTTCTTCTGATAAACCTACAGAATCTTTAGGTCGTTCCATTTTATCTGCAAAGTAACCTTCGATGCTAAACCCTTTTACCTTTCCAGTTTTAACGTATTCATTCCAGATTTTATCATTGTTTACTTTTACAGCACCCATCCAAGTTCCTACTGGCACATTCATTCCGTACTTTCTTGATTTATCGTGTACTTCATCTTCAACTAACCAAGATTCAACTAAAGTTAAACCACTTAATTCGTGTTGATGTTCTAATGTTGAATTGTTTTGATTACCCTTTGTTAAATACATTTGAGATGCTTTTAAGACAGTATCTTTTGAAAAGTATATGTAATATTCATCTTCATCATTCTTTCGATATATCGGCTTGTTAGGGATTAATAAAGCACCCATTAATATCTTTTTTTCTTTTGATATTTCTGCTAATTTAATTTCATCACTTTTAAGTGCTATAAAATCTTCTTCGATTGCAGGGTTTTCTACTATGGATATTGCTTCTATTCCAGATTCTTCTTGATTTTCGTCAAGTATTAATTCGACTATTTTCATATACTATATAACGTATTTAATTAATAATTTTGTATTTATATTGTTGCACCTTCTACAATATTCCTTTCAAGCCCTTGTGCAGTTGTTATATCATTGCTTACAACGTATGCTTTAATAGGTTCTTGGCTTTGCCCTCCAATAGCACCTGCTAATTGACTTGTAGCATTTTGACCTACTACATTAAATGAAGGTGGGGTTGATATTTGTGGTGCAGATGGTGTTGAACCACCTCCTATTGTTGGCGCACCTTTACCCCCTAATTGTGGTACTTTAGTTGCAGTAATAGCTTTTATTTGTTTAAAACCTGATACAATAGCTGCTCCTGCTGCTGCTGCACCCAATGCAGGACCAATTATAGGGATACCTGCTAATGACTTATAAGAACTTTGTGCTGATTCAAATGTACTTATTGTAGCTGATGCTATTGCTGCTGCTTTACCTGCTGCTGTTTCTTCACCAAGTATTGTAGCCATATTATTAAAGCCCTGTTTAGCAATACCAAGTTTTTCCTTTTGGGTCATATCAGACCATTTTACTTCATTAGTAGCAACTTCTTTATTATAGCCATTTAATGCGTTTGTTTTAGCTTCTTCAAGTTGTTGTGTTGCTAATCCTTGTGCTTTTGCAAGTGCAATAAGTTTATCATAGTGTTCAGTAACTTTAATTATTTCTAATTCTCTGCGTTCATCTTCTGTAACTGCTTCTGCATCTCTTATTTGTAATTTTAAATCTGCTAATATTTTTGCATCATCAATTATTTTTTTATCAGCTATAGCTTTGTCTGAAATAACTTTATCATCTGCTAATTTTTTATCTGCAATTTCTTTATCTGTTATTGCTTTTAAATCAGCTACTTGTTCACGCTTTGCTGTAGTAACTTCTGCTGTTAATGCTTTTTGTTTAGTTAACCTTGCAGTTTGTAAGTTAATTAATTCAGCTTCTAATTGTGCTTCCTCATCTAAATCTTCTTTTTTGGATTCACTTAAAGCATTTTCTTGTTTTTTAGCTTCAAACCTTAATCTTGCATTTTCAATTTCTTTATTAGTAATTTCCTCCTCTATTCTTCCTGCTTCTGTTATTGCAGCTATCCTTTCCTGTGTGGTAACATTTTCTTTGTCTGCTGCTTTTTCCCTTAATTCAGCAATTCTTCTATTAGCTTCTGCACGTTCTAATAATAGTTTTCTTTCTTGTTTATCAGCTTTTGCTCTTTTGTCTGCTAATTCGCCTGCTATTGCAATTTCTTTTTTTGTTTCCTCCCCAAAGTTTTTAATACCTTCTGTAACTTTACTGATAGATTCTGCAGCTTCATCAAAATTACCTGTAACAAAAGACATAATAGCATTACCAAAGTTGCCAAGTATATCAGTTACATTCCCAACAACAACACCAATTTGTGTCATCATTTTATTAAACTTATTTTGACCTGCTTCTGAATTTGTTAAGGCTGTTGCTACTGCACCAATAGCTATGACTAACAAACCAATACCTGTAGCTGCAATAGCTACTTTCATTGTTTTAAAACCTTTTGTAACCCCACCTGTACCTTTAGCTACATTTACCAATGAACTTGCTAAACCTCCAGTTGCTTTATCAGCCAATTCCATTACACCTGTTAGGTCTCCTGCATTTTCTTTAGCTTCATCAAGTGCTTTATTAGCTTTGTTCCTTGCCTTTGTGTTTTCTTTAATATCCTGCTTTTCTTCTTTAATTAACTTTTTAGTTTTGTTAATTGATTCCTGTATTTGCTTACGTTTATTTAAATCCTTACTACTTGTTTTATCTAATTGTTTTTCATAATCACGCAATTCTTTTTCTAAGCTATCAAGAATTTCATCTTGCTGCTCAAGCATTTGGTTTATTTTTTCTAATTCTTTTTGAGCGTCTTTAGTATTCGCATCAATTACTATTGTTTTAGTTATTGGCATAGCTTATTTCTTTTTTAATTTGTTTAATACCCTCTTTAATGCTTGTAGGTAACTTGTTTTTACCTGTAGCTATACGGATATTTTCTGTTTCCCCGTTTGTGTATTTTAATAATTCTATTATA